CATGGCTGGAAGCCGACCATCCCTGATCCATCGACGCACCGTCTCGGGATGAGTCCCGAGGGTCTGTGCGATCTCTTTGATCGAGAGTAGTTTTACGCTCACGGGGAAGAACGTACCCCGTGTTGCCCAGTGTTGCAAACTATTTCTTGCGGAAATTATTCCGACTCAAGTTTTTCACCCGCGTACCGTCTCAAAGCGTCGAGTTGTGCGGCGCTTGGAAGCTGTGAAATTCTGACGATATCGTTCAGGAAATCGCGTCGAGAACGCATTCCGCTGACACCTGCGCCCTTGGCTATCACCTTTGAAACCAGTGCGTACCCTCCAGCATCAGCCATCGATCCGAGAAACGACAGGACTCCTGCTGCGCCCTTCCCTCCAGCAGCTTGGACCGGAAGTTCAGCAACTTTTCGACCAACTCGCTCAAACGCAGCGCCACGAACAGTGTTTCCCGCCTGTCCAGCGGCTTGCCTAGCCTCTTCCATCACCCGAAAACCTGGAATGAACGTGTTTTCAATGCTGGATAGGAGTTGCGGGCCAAGAATACGCTCAACACGCGACCGATTGTCCGGATCCGCGAGAATTCCAACAGCTCCAGTCGCTGCGCCGCGGCGACCACCACGCACTTCAAGCAGCAAGTCTTCGATCTCACGCGCACGAATGGAGTCCAGAGCCTCTTTTGCCGCCTTGGAACCGGGAGCGCGTCTTTGCAGGGCCGAGATGACCGTATCGACGGTTGCAACATCAGGAAGCGTCTGAACGGCTCTGGAAGCGATCGCAAAGCCCGCAGGAGTCTCAGTATTGAGAAGCTGGACGATCTTCTCAGGTCCAACCTTCTCGGCTTCCGGAAGTCCGGTCACGAATCGCACGAACCGCTTGAGTTCTTGGGTGGTTCCGAACCCGAGCTTGGCCAACCCACCAGGGCTCTGCTGCTCGATGTTGTTCAGGTCGTTGGCAAGCTGGCGGAGATTCAGTTCTCCGGTCTCAGCATTGAGTGAACGATCAACAATTCCGGAGCGCGTGATGTCGGCCAGCTTCTTGGAATCAGGAACGCCCTGAGCACCAGCCGCTTTGAGATCATCAAGAAGCGTGATCGCGTTCTGGAACGCGGGAGTCTCGACGCCCTGCTTGGCGACACGGCCACGAACTGATTCAGCCATCTGAGCGGTCTCCATACGCTCAGGCTTGAATGCCTGAATCACACCAAACTCATCGAAACGAGGACGGAACTTCGAGTAAAAGTCATTGGCCTCTCTCAATGCTTGGCTGTTTGCTGCTCCAAACGCTGAGTCAGCTTGAGCATCAATCGTGTCGGTTATCCGTTGGCCGAGATTCCGGATTTCGCGTTGAGCGTTTTTGCCCATCGCTTCACCAGAATAGTCTGCAAACTGATAGAGTTCATCTCGAATTTGACGCAACTCAGCGAGCGATGCTTTTTCAGGAATAGAAATTGTAATAGGAGCCGTTGGATCCGGAGAATACGGTGCAGCTACAACATTCTTTCGAGCCAATAGCTTTTTGAGTTCAGTCAATCCACCAGCAGGGATATCGGGAATCCTGCTCATCAGATCCAATGCGTCTTGGCGCAACGAACTTTGTCCTTTTGAAGGAGGTGCGGTGATGTCGAAAGCCGCTGCGTCCTCAAATGGCCTTGTTGGCGCGTAAAGATCTTCGGATTTCTGCCTGAAAGCCTTGCGAGCATCATCGAACACGGTCTCGACTTCTCGACCCATCGCAGCCGACTGGAACGGCTTCACCCCTCCAGCTTTCAATCCACCGGCCATCGTCTCCAGATCGATGCGCTTTCGGAACTCGTTCTCGGCCTCAGAGAGCGACTCTTGAAGCAAGCTCTGTTGCGCCCCGGTGCGAGCCTTCTCGACAGCGTTGCGAGCGGTGTTTACCGCATCAGCCTCATTGGCCAACCTCTCGATCGAGGCCGGGTCCATGTTGCTGAGCGAAGAGGCTACGCGCCTCACGATGTCCGGATAGGTCTCAGCGGCCATTCCGGACACGCCAACAACAGCTCGGGTGATCGCATCGGCCTGCTGATTGAGTCGCTCCTTGAGTGCTTGGCTTCCAGTCTGAGCAGAAACACGGGATTCGAGACCAGCGAACTCTGGGAACGCCTGACCGATCGTCGCCTCAACGCCAGGACCGATGCGCTCAATGTCTTCAGCTTTCTGAATCCCCTTGGAAAGAAGGTTGCCAAGGTATTTTCCAGCACCACCAATGGATTGGACAACGCCAACAGGAACTGCACCAATTCCAGTTTCCCAAAGCGCAGATCCGACACCTTGAACCTTACCTTCTGCTGCGCCACCTAGTAGGCCAGAAAGACCCGCAGCACCGATGGTTTTGAGTGGAGCATCTTTTATGATCGGAGCAGCTCCTCGAATCGTAGCTCCGACAATCTGACCGGGACGATATTCCCGTCCTTCTGCAAGTTTTTCAACCGTCTGAGCACCAGCTTCGCCGGCACCAGCAGAACCCCCACCGATCAGTGCGGACCGAGCAAGTGCAGCAAGTCCAGAAGCAGGACCAGTCGCAAGTCCAGCAGCCAAAGGAATTCCGTAGCGAAGTCCAGTCGCCGTTGCCTGAGGGCTGATAGGGCCAGCGGACGCTCCGCCACCGCGGGATTCAGCCATCATCCGAAGACGCTCTTGTCTGGATTGCGCCTCTTCTGAGACATCGCTTTTGACAAGCTCCGCCTCAAGTGCTGCGAGTTCGGCTTCTTCTGCTGCGGTAAGTTGAGCCATAGGATGATTTTATTGAGCGTTCTTCTTGGCGCGAAGTTCCTGAAGTCGAGACATCTTGTCTTGAGAAAGACCAGCAGGAGCTGCCGCGGCACCCTGAGCACCTGACGTATACGAGCGAACACCAAACGTAGGTCTGATCTCTTGGTAGTTCTTTTTCAGACCAGAAACCCTTTGGATAATTCTCGGATCTATAGACCTTCCGTTATCAATGTAGATTCCAATTGGATCTTCATCTTGCAGTCGATCAATATACTGGATTGCCCGATTCAAGAAGTCCTTGTCAGAAGCAGAACCCCATGACAATGCAGTGCTTGCCTCTTCACCAGCAGTGAGTGAAGCGCCGAACAGAGTTTTCCTTGGCCCTTGCTTGAATGACTCGTATTCAGCCTTCAATGCTCTGGCGAGTTCGCGCTCATCATCGTTTGCGAAGAACTTAGATCCCTTGGTATTCAACTGGTCGGAGATGTATCCGAAGTTGTTCTCGGAGAACTTCTTGAGACCACCAGGAGTCGCAGCAACGCGAGCGATGAGGCTAGAGACTCGATTGGCACCAGCAAGTGATTCCGTGTAAGTCTTGATCGCTTTAACTTCATCGCTCGTAGGTCCAGGTCCAGTGCCGGTTGCCGCTTGAAACTTGGGGCTCTTGATGAGGTATTCCGGAAGGTACGGAGACAGCTTATACAGCTTCACCGGATCGCGCTCTTCGACCGGTCCGTTCAGGATGTTCGTGGCCTCAACAACCGCATTCTCCTGAGCCAGCTTGTTCTTCTCAGTAACACTCTTCTGGAGGTCTTTGTTGGCCCGCGCATTCAACCCCTTGTAAGCACTAAGAGGGAGGTTTTGAATCGACTGCTCGTTGTAACCCTTGAAAGCCTCAAGCTCTGGGTTTTGATTAAACAGCTCGATGGCCGCATCTTTTTCTCCAGCCTGCCTAATCTCTTGAGGTATCTGACTCTGCGCTCTTGTTTCAGCCTGCCTAAGCATAGAGGTGAGTTGACCAGTCGGGGAGTCGGGCGGGGCCTGAACACCAAAACCAGCAAGCTGGGAGATGATCTTAGGCCGCTGGATATCCTCTTCGACACCGGCAATCGCTTTCCGTTTTGCAAGCTCAAGTTGGCCAGCCTGTGCGGCAGCTTGGAATCGAGGATCAGCTTCGTATTGTGACGGTCCCATGGACTGGCCAAGACCACGAGTGTACCCCTCGCTTGCCATCACCTCTCCTTTGACGCCCTCGCTCCTGATCTTTTCCATCATCTGTTCAATGCTGGAGTTGGGGTCGAGCGTGATTCTCTGCTGGAGAGCATTGGCCATCAACTGGCGCTTGATGGCGCGGTCCTCATCCCGCTTGTTCAGCTCTTCCTGAAGCAGCGCCTGACGTGCCTTGTTACGCTCACGGATCTGCTCGTTGGTACCAGTGAACTCGCCGGCCAGACCGCCGGTCAGCATAGTCAGGCCCTTGAGGAACGGATTGATGCGCTGGGAAGCAGCGGCTTCGAGATTGATGGGTGTAGCCATAGATCGTTAGCTCTGTTCGTTGAGGATTGACCGGCGGGCCATGCGACCGCCCATGCTTCGCATCGCCGCGGCGAGGATCTCCTCGGGATCGTAGTTGATGTCGCGGAAGTACCTGCTCGGAGCCATGTCCCGATTGCGAGTCAGCACGGGGTTGACCGGAAGCTCGGGCAACGGAGTCGTAATGACTGGCCTGCTCAGCACCGAGGCACCGGGGAGTACGATGGGGTTGCGAGTGGTCGTTGACGGAAAACTGGTTGTGGGCTGTAAGGTGAATTGAGGTTTATCCAACGGGATCAACCCTGGAGTGATAGGCTTGCTCTCTATAGCGGGGCCGGCAACACCAGTGTCCTCTATGTAGTAAGGCTTCTCGCCTCCTTGGACGGGGTTTGTGACAACGCCTGAGAAAATGTTGGTATTAACATCTTCCACCTTTGGGAGAGGTGTCTCAGGAAGAGGATTCACCGGAGTGGGTTCCGATGGTCCCTGAAGATTCATCCCGCCTTCCCTGATGTACCTTTCCCTGTTTTCATCGGTTATCAGGCTGGTTCCAGAGTCTTCTCCCTCGCTGCTGTATGTCGGTTGTTGAGATACAGGAGGCGAGGTTGGCTCAGGAGCAGGCGATGAAACCGGAGTAAACGTCTGGATATTGCTCAGATCCAAAGCGGGACGATTGATTTCCCACCACCTTGTTGGCCCACCAGTGTACGGAGTCGGTTCAGGAGTCGGTTCAGGAGTCGAGTAGTAGCTCAGCGGATCTACGGGAGGCTGAGCGTATCCGGATCGAGTTACTGGTCCGAACTTAGGGGTTGGAGGGGTCGATAGATCGACTGCTGGCCTATTGTATTCCCAGTCATCGATCTGCCAGTCCCAGCGATTCCCAGCGTTATCGACATATTCATCTCCAACTCGAAGTCCACCCGTGCCAGGAATGATTGCTCCCCATGGCAGATACTGGTCGCCGGCAAGATATAGCCTCTCAGACGCCTGATTCGGACTTGATGAATCCGTTCCAGATCCTGACGTATCTGTGCTGGTATCGTTTGCCATTGATCAGGCTTTCGGGATGATGCTCTTGATTCGACCGAGCATCCAGTTGGCCACGATCTTCTTGGTCTTCGGCTTGTTCTTGAGCCACTTGGCGAACTTCTCGGCATTGCTGTCGTAGAAGCTCTTGAACCACTTGGGACCGACAAGCTCCTTCCAGAAGTAGAACGCCTCCCACTGATCGGGGATGCACTCGCGGGCCACGTAGCAGCCGCCGGCCAAATTGAATCCTCCGCTTCCGTAAGCGGAACCGAGGTTTTGGAGACCGCCAGTGATGCCGCTGATCATGGCCAACGGAGAACCAGCTTGCGACGCTTGGAACGCGTTCTGAGCGTTCTGTAGTGCGAAGCTCGAACCCATCTGCATCGACTGAGCTGGACTTGCCATTTGCATTCCCTGCATGAGCTGAGGAACAGCAAATGGCGAAGCGCCCTGTTGAAGACCTCCAAGTTGAGAAGCCTGCGAAACGATCGGCTGGAGTCCCAGGGCAGACTGGATGTTGGCAATGTTCTGCTGGCGACTGGCCTGCTGCTGCTGCTGCGCGGCCATCTGACCGGCGAAGCTCTGCTGCATCGCAGTATTCCGCTGACCGGTGGCCGCGAGGATGTTGTTGAACGCCTCCTGCGCCTGACGATTGGCGACATCGCTCGTAGTCTGGCCGCTCTGGAGCAGACCAATGGCTTGCTGCCGGCGCTGCACATCCGCGTTGGCGATCGCCTCGTTGACGGCGCGAGCCTCACGGAAAGCGGACAGGTTGCCGAGGATGTTGCCGGTAGCGGTTCCGCGGGCGCGAGCGGCTTGCTCGGCAGCACGGATCATCGTGGGATCGAGAGTGCCAGCCTGAGCAAGACCGGCTCCGATCTGGCGCTCGAGATCGCTGCGGATGGACTGTGCGTAGCCGGTATCCTGCGGGCCAGTAGGCATGCCCACGCGCTCGTAGGAAGGAGCGGCAGGAGAAGTCTCAGAGATGGGAGCTTTGCTGATATCGCTTAGGAACTGGGAATAGAGACCGGGAGTTCCGGGTCTTCCATCGGCAGCAGCAGTGCCATACCGCTCGGGATCAAGAGCCTGAAGCTCTTTAAGCCGTTGTTCGGCGAACTTGGTGCCGTACAGTTGAGACGCCTCAAGCTGGCGTTGGGCTTGAACCGGAGCAAGATCAGCAAGCGCTTGGCCGATAGCTTTGGTCAGCGCGATATCTGATGTCTTGCTAAAATCAACCGTTCGGAACTGACCGGTTTCCTTTCCATCCTTGTAGATTGGAACTTGGACTGTCTCTCCAATCCGGGATGCTGCCTCAATCTCGCGCTGGAGCGGAAAAGTTTCAATTCCGGCCATAACCGCTTCCCGGTTGGCCGCTGCCATATCTGGTGCTTTATATGATCCGCCCATAGGAAATCCTTCGGTTCATCAGTAGTTTGGAGTACCTGTCAAAATCGTACAAACGGGAAATGCCTTTGCGGAACCCACCCAGCTTGGTGACGTTCTTCGAGCACAGCCCCATCATGGCCAACCAGAGTGTCTGAACCGCATATGGCTCAGCACCAATAGCGATCTCGATCCACGCGATGTGACCGTCTGGGAAGTTGTTGTTCAGATCCTCAGACTCCTCTATCGAGTTGAGAAATCGAACAGCCCCTACGCCAACGCACTTACCATCCTCGTTCTTCACAATTCCGATCAGCTTCTTGGCATTGAAGATTCCAATCCAGTTGAGCAACTGATCATCGTTCCACGTGGAACAAGTAGGCCAATGTTGTCTCAGCAGTTGTGCCGCTTCGATGATGGTGGGATGTGCGGTCATTGCTGAGGACGCACAGAATCAACAAAACCAGAAAGTATCGTGGACTGGAGACTCAACCGGCTTCCGCTGGTCGTGTTGATCTTGAACTGGATGTTGTTCCAACGTCCTCGGCTGATGAGGTTGTAAGCCGCCAGGAACTTCTGGGTGCTCGGGATGCTGATCGCTGGATCAATCGAGGTGAACGTCCCGCTCATGTTTGTGGCGTATGAGAGCGATGCGCCGATGCTCGAAGCGTACGGATTATCAAGCGCGATCTGGATGCTGTATCCGATCTTGTCCGGAATGGGTTCCCCGAGGTTGTACGCCTTGGTGGTGACTGATGACTGATAGGTGCTACCGCCGTCGAGGTAAGCAGACTGCTGCACGGGGCTGAGGCGGGTGTTGGGTAGGTAGTCGTTGAAAGACCAGACTTGGCCAGCACCATCGCTCAGCGAGATGATGTCGCCGGCGAACATGAGCACGGGGCCGAAGTTCGAGAAGGCGGTGGGGATGAAGTCGTTGACCTGCCAGTTGTCCCAGTAACCGAGCCACGAGCGGGCCAGTGAGTGGTAGACGATGACCGCGTTGTTCTGGTTGAAGGTTCCTTCGAGTTCGATTGAAGAACCGGATTCGAGCAGAAGTGCCTCTTCGCTTTCCAACCCGATGGAGAACGGACCAGCGGTAACGAACGGAACGGCCAAGAGGTAGCGGTTGTTCCAGAACACGCCATCGCAGTATTCCAGCTTGGTCTTGTCGATGCGGCTGATCAGGTCGTTGATCGGGCTGCTGAGCGCGAGGCCAACGCTGGTCTGGGTACCCGCTTGGATCTGGGCCATTGAGCGGATGCCGTCGCGAGACAGGAAGAATACATCGGCACCGACCGCGGTGATCGAACGGTGCGAGGAGCAGCCGATATTGCCCGAGATGAGTGTGATGACCCAATCGGCTGGATCCTGCGTAGGATCGGCATCCACGCTCCAAATTGAGCGTTCCTTGAAGACGAGGAGCTTGTAACCGAACCACGAGTAGAGACCGCGGATTGGATCACCATCGCCACCGACACGGATGGAACCGAGCGGATCCCACGACTCGCCATCGAGGATGTCCGAGAAGTAGAGGGTATCTGGCTGGATGGTGGTATCTGCGGACACGGCCCACAGGCGGTTGGTGTGGGTGGTGAGATAGAGCGGCTTGGCGGGAGCGGCGAGTGATACGAATGCGACCGCGTGGGACTGGTTTGCCGGTGAGATCGAAACCGTAGGAGCCGTGATGTAACCGCTGCCGGGGTCCGTGATAGTGATCGCAACTAGGTTGCCATCATTGGCCACAATGGCGGTGGCTGTTGCGGTTACACCGCTTGGCGGAGCCGATATGGTGATCGTGGGAATCGAGTTGTGACCTGAACCCTGCCTGATCACATCGATGCGGCTGACTTTGCCGGCAGTGATCGCGGAGTTGGTGTTCGTGCTCGTGACATAACGCAGGGCGCTATAGCCGTCCGCGTAGAAGAGCTTGTCGTTGAGCTGTGCGAAGTAAACGAACCGGGAGGCGTCGTTGATCGTCGAGCTTGCGATCGAATTGTACGAGACTCCGGGTGAACCGTAGAACAGGCTCTTGGTACCGGTGTTCCGATTGAGAACGGCGATTACGAGGCGCTCGGAAGCCGCTGTATCGAAATAGAAGCCAGAGAAGACCTGCGAGTTGGTGGGTAGGTTACTGGCAAAATTGGAAGTGGTGGACTCCCAGTTGGTGATGATGTCTTCCCAGTTGCGCGATTCGCTGTTGCCGGTCAGCGACAGGGTCCCGAGGCGTGTGACGAGGTTGCCGAAGTCGTCATAGTCCATGTTGATTGCCTCTTCCATGCTCGTGGCAGGAATGGCATCGGGACGAGTGGCGGAGATGACCCCGGTGGAGAAGCCAGTGCTTCCATCCAGAAGCATCTGGTCATCGAGCGCGTCTGAGGATTGGAAAGGCATTAGAGGATGTCCTGGAACGTGTAATCGTAGAGGCTATCCGGGATGATGCGGCTGATCTGCTGCTGTTGGCCACGCTCCATGTCCTTCATGATGGAGACCTGAGCAGCGCCCTCTTGGAACTTGGCCTGCGCCTTCCCGTACTGCCGGGTGTATTCGAGGAGATCGCCTTCTGTGTAGGCCATCAGTGCGTTCTCGACGCCGCGCAGCTCGAAGTTGGTATCGTTCGAGATGGTCTGGGCTTCGCCGAACTGGCGCATCTGGGACTGTTTCTTGCCCAGGATGAAGAGGGTGCCGTTGGTATTGGGTGTCGGGATGAGCTTGATGCGCGGGACACCGGCTTCACCGTAGGAGACACCGAGGACGCGAGCCCAGTTGACGAAGTTGCCGGGTGTGGACTTGCGGCTATCGACGTTGTTCCAAGTGTTGGGATCGAGCTGGAAGAACGAGACCCATTCGGCGGCTGGTACTTCGATACCATCGGTATCACCGGAGACCGTGAAACGGGATGCGACCGGGAAGTCGAGGAACATGTTGTAACCGGTCCCGGAAGTGTACGTGGCGGTGACGTACTCGGAGATGGTGACGAGTTCTTGGCCGTCTGTGACGGGTGTTGAGACGACTCCGAGGGTATCGTTCCAGAGGCACGAGTCCCAGATCATCGAGTAGCGACGGATGCAGAACTTCTTGGCCAACGTGAGGGTGGCCGAGTCCGTGAACGATAGCTTGTCGCAGGCCGCTTGGGCTACTTCGGAGGGTTTCATGCGAAGAACTCTTGGAGCGTCATGGCGGAGATCGTTGTGAAGCTGGATCCACCGTTTATCGCGTAGTTGAGGTACAGGTTCGTGACCGACAACGGAGAGAAGATGTGAACCTTGTACGTTGTTGAAGTGGACGATGACGGGGAATCGAGGAACTCGATCTTCGTGTTGTTGATCGCATTGACCTCACCGTCTTCGTAGCTTCCTGAAGCAATACCTTTCTGGCCTGTGCCAATCGAAGTGCCGATCTCGGTTCCGTTTCTGGTTACACGGAACAATACGAATTGAGAGGCGTTAACCAGTGTTGAGTAATTCAGGACGATGCTGACCAGAATCTTGGACGAGGTGGACCGAGGAGTGATTGACCTTGTTACAGAGGCGATCTCAGTTCCCGGACCAGTGAGCGATCCAGTGTAGTTGTATCGATCATCAGCAACCTGCTGAACGCACTGAGGAGCGTTGGATGCGTTGATGCCAAGTGAATTGGCTGTCACCACTTTTACCTTACTTGAGTCGCTTGCATCGGAGATGAGCACCTTATCGTTGGCCAGATCAACGGTGACCGTCGAAATGTTCGGAGCGGTGATGTTGTCCGAGTTGAGCGTCAGCGTGTCAGTGCCGGCATTGCCCAGTGTGGTGTTGCCATTGGCCGCGAGGTCTCCGGTGAGCGTGGTATTACCGGTGACACCGAGCGTGGTTCCCACGGTAGCAGCACCCGTCACCGCAAGACTTGCCAGGGTGGACAAGCCGGTTACCCCGAGCGTGGTACCGATCGTGGCCGCATTGGTAACACCGAGGCTATCGAGCGTAGAGGCACCGGTGACTGCGAGGCTCGCGAGCGTGGAGAGTCCGGTAACGCCCAGCGTGGTTCCCACGGTAGCAGCTCCGGTGACACCAAGGCTGGCCAATGTGGAGGCTCCGGTGACGTTGAGGGTGCTGCCCATTCCGACTGCTCCGGTGAGCGTGGATGTGCCGGTGACTGACAGGGTGCCGGGAATCGTGAGGCCACCGGTGATACCGAGTGTTCCGCCGATGGTGGCATTGCCGCTGGTGATGAGCGAGCTCAGGGAGGTGGCACCGGTGACGTTGAGGGTGCCGGCCACAGCGGTGTTGCCGCTGGCGGAAGCGACCGTGAAGCGGCTGGTTGCGACGCTGAAGTCTCCGGTGGAGTTGAGCGCGGTGGTAGAGACTTGGAGTGCGGAATCGTTTCCGCTGCCGTCGCTGAGTGTTCTGAGAACACCTGTCAGCGTGGCGTTATCGGCTGTCTTCAGCAGGCCAGTGTAGGTGCTGGCGACGGTACTGCCTGTGAGTG